AACGTCATCAATTAAAGCGAATGATGCGCTACAGTCATCTAATTGTTGCCGCATCTTATTGATCCAATAGTTTGTATCAATACAATTACGACAAACATCTGTACCAAGTAGCTGCAACAATCTACGGCCTCTTTCATCTTTTACACCGTTCCAACCAATGCTTCTGGCAATCTCTTTCAATGGCTGAGCAAATGAAAGAGTAATAGAGTCATCGAGATAACAGGCTGCGCATTTTGCAGCTGTTGATTTACCCGATCCAGCCGGACCACAGAATCCTAGAATCTTCATACTGGCAACCTTTCTTTTATTTTTGCCATTAGCGTGCTTACATTATGGAAATTAACGTTTCCAATACTGTTCATCACAGCATCCTCGAACTGATTCCACAATTCATGAAAGTCCTCACCTAAGGCATCATTGACAAGTTTGTCAAATATCTCTGCAGCTTGCATTTCAAGAACATCATCTTTAAGTAATGGATTAGACCGGAGTTCAGACTCCGCTACACTGGTACCAGAAGTTACTTGGTATCGTGACTGTAGAATCATTCTTTTGCGTAATGAATCAGGCTTCTCATGTTGTTCGATATGATTCTTTACTCGTTCATATTGATCGCGTGACATTGTTTCATCGCCTCCTTCTTTTTCCAGTGTCCACCACCATCAACAGGTTTGCCATCTTTCTTTACTGCTTCATTCTTACCCTCAGAATTTTTATGACAAACTCGCCACTTATTGCTAGCACCTAATTTACACGGAAACGCTGGCATCTATTCTCCTTTTGATATTTCCCAATCATATACCCAAACAGATTGACGAAGACCATCATCCCAATAGACTACAAAATACTCTTGTCCATTCTTATTTGTCATCATTGAGGTTACTACACCCTGAGTATTGATTGCTTTAATCAATACTTTATCTTCAATGGCATATTTGTAATTTACTTGCATTATTCTCCTTTCCAAGTATCTGGAAGAATTATATCATTTCTTAATTGGAATAGACTATCCATAAGATATATAACCTTATGATTTTTCTTTGCATATTTATATTCTTCTTGCATTCCTATAGATGTTTTCCATCCATCAATCATAGCAAAACAAACAGAATCACAAATATCTATTAACCTAATATCAAATTCTGCCCACATGGACCAACTATGATCACCATGAATATGCTTAGCTATTGGATGTGTATGTGCGATCGGAGATAGACATAAAAATCCATGCATAAAGAGTCTTGCAGCATATTCACAGGCTAATTGAAATCTTTCTTCTCTTATATTAGAATCCTGATGACTATATGGTGAGGCTAAGTATACTAACTCTTTCATTTTATTCTCCCTTATTTACTGTCCCGTATGACCAGCTACCTACTGATTCTTCAATCGACAGATTCTTAACGTGTTCGACATTGACTCCGATAAATTTATTATTGGGCAGCTCAACGAACTGTCCTGAAATCTGTTGCTCAAAAGCATACTGCAACAACGACAGTTGCTTTGGCTCCAGCTTATCGAGTCTTTCACGAAAAGTCATAATCTTATCCACAAACATTCTTCAACTTGAGAACCGGCATCAGTAGTCATCTCACGGTTTCTTGGAATAATAATGTCCGGCTCACCTAATTCCATAGAATATAGAAAAGTCTTATATCCACTGAGTATCCAACTAAAGTGTGTTGATCTTAGAAATCGAAGCAGCTCATTGTGATCAACATCACAAACATAACCGACACCATCTGTCTCATGATACGGTGGATCAAGATACAGGAATGTATTATCAGGATATGAATGATATGCTAAATCTCTCCAATGCTTGCTTAGTATTAATACATTCTTTAATAGTTCTCTAGCAAGCTGCATCTTTTCTACAAAATTACTATATGTGTAGCGGTTGTGTCCTTGATCAATTTCGGGTCCGGCAAGATAACCTTTACTCTTGAAGGTTAGATATGGCTCTAAGAGATAGGCGATAGGATCACTCCGCTGCCATCTATATTTCCAGTGTGGAAAATCCTCAATACTAATTGTCCGTGGTAGAGATGTAATAGGCGTATCTCTTAGTGCTTCTAGAAATTTATATGTATATCTATCGTTAAGTATGGCACGATTAAAATCAATATGACTACAAGCTGTAAAGAATATGTTTCCACGTCCAGCGAATGGCTCAACATACAATTCACAATCTGTGGGAAAATGAGAAACAATCTCATCTGCTATCCGTGCTTTACCGCCGGGATAGGAAAATTGGAGTTTCATCAAACGTTAATCTCCTCAAGATATCCACCATGTAAAATATACTTAGTATCCTTCTTTTCCGGTTCCTGATCACTCGCCCAGGCTATATTTCCAACATGAAACTGTCCGGTTCCATGCATCCTGCCTTTAGGAAAGTTAGGTGGTAATTCTCTTCCAACACGAATAATCGTCCATTTATGAATCTCATTCGGATCGAGCCAATCACGAAACTTATCAAATAGATCACTTTGCTTAATGTTGTGTCCGGGAGCATACACGCATTTCTCATCTAAAAATAATTCGAGTTGTGACATATTCATTCTTTGCACAACTTCTTTATCTTCGGTTGTTAATGCCGGAATGTTCAGCCTGTCTGTTGATTCAGGAATCTCGAGAGCAAGAACCTCAGCTAGAAAGTCTGGTGCCTCTTTCTCAAGAATCTCAATCAACTTTCTCTTAGGTATGAGTTCGAGAGGCTCAAGCGGACCAACATACGACATAGTAATTCTCGTATCCCCGCTAAAAATGGGACATGCTTGATGATCATTAGCACACTGAATGAAATGAAGAGTATTGGGTACATGATACGGCGTCTTGCCTTTGGCATGTATGAGCAAATCTCTGGAAGTGACCCAATCCTTGATTTTATTATATGCGGTCTTATTTTTTCGCAAATCTGTTTCTTCAATAACCGCGACAATCGCTCCTTCGAGTTCTCCATTGAACCCTGACCCACTAACAAGCGCAGCATCTGCTCTTCTATAACCTTTTGTAAGCAAGAGACTAATAGCTTCATGAAAGACTGACTTACCTGAATTTTGGGGGCCGTAGAGAAATAGATATGGTAACGGTTCGTAGGGAAATCTAAATAGTGAAGCGACCCAACATTTGAGGTATTCTCCGCCTGTCTGTAAGCCGTTAGCTTTACACCATGGATCAGATTTGATGGCGTCATCAAGACCTGATCCACAATGATTGAGGATCTTTGTCCATGTTGGATAAGTAGCTTCCTCGCGTTCAGGTGAAGGTGTGAACTTAAATTGAGCGGCGTTTCTGTTCCATTCTCTGTCACCGGGATACTCCTCTTGAAAAGGCTTATTCACTACACGCCAGCACTTAAATACTGATGATCCAAGAATACCTGTTATTTCTTTATTATTTAGTCCAAGTGATCCTAAGGCGACTCTTATATGCGTTAATGGTTCCGATCGCCAGTATCCGTCAGATTTTACCATCCAACCATAGTCTTCACTTGTCTCAGTAACTAAGTGTCGAACTATATCATCATAGTTACCAACCTCAGGCTCCGTAGGACTCGACACGCGGGTATTAAAAATCCGTGACCAATATCCTTTCTGCGGTAGCCAGCCAGCCATTTCATTTGCCATGTCTGTTGGCTTATGTTCAACCAGCGCAACAAGCCTACCATCTTTATGTTGCTTTAGCTTAGTCTCACGGCCACGCATGGGCGCACCTACATTGAGGTTTGCTCCAAGCAATCTAGCCGCGTTTTCAGCTACCTCTGCTTCACGAAAAACAAACGCGCCTGATTGTTCTTCGATGCCGCCGTAAGCTCGTGCAGCTGTAGAAAGATCAGGGTCTTTATTAAGGAACGTGCGCGTCCAGCCCGCGCCGTCCTGCTGCCATGATTCATGCTCCTGTACACCAGGAGTATAGCGTCTTACAGACCAGGCTCCACCGCGAATTGGGTAGGCAAAGCAGTTTTGCTCATTTAGATTCGTTCCCTGAGTGTTTGATTTGAAAAATCCCTTTAGTCCCATTTCTTCATGGGCCTTTTGGAGCCAGTAGGTATGTGTCACAAGCATATGATGGTCTTGATCCCACCACCAAACTGCGTTCTCTTGCTCCTTCAGAAAGTCTATTACTTTCTTATGCCCCTCATCCAAAGGAACACGCGGACGCTGGCTCGTGAGTTCCTCGAATAAATCTCCTGACCCACTTTCTTCAATTACCTGTGGGAGAACTTTCCGTCTTCGTCCAGATACAACCTTAATATGATCTTTCCAGTTGGGTGGTACCTCTGACAATATTCCTCCGGACTTAAGGAGTGCAAGACCACGTAGATCTGATCCCCCATTTGCCATTTTTCGATGCCAGATCCACATATTGCCACCGCAAATATCCACACTGGAGCTAAAATCGTACCCTGTGTATGCGGACATCTTGCCAAGTATTGCTCTAGCAAGAGCTGCATGTTCGTTATGATTTTTTGTTTCAACTGGCTCGACAAAGACATATATGTGGATACCTTTTCCAGACGTTGAGCGTCGGATTGTAGCCCATTCAATGTCTTGTGCAGCTCGTCTAATGCTTTTAAGTTGCTCATTAGTTAGTCCGTCCTTATGTGATACTATGCTATCAAAGTCAAAAGCCACCCAACGACTAACGCGATTTTCCCAATCCCATCCAGTCATTCCGATGGCTTCAACGTGTTGTTCAAGAGGCCAAGTTATTGGCTTATCAGTATATTCCGGTTCTGTATTTGCTTTATATGGAATCCTAAAAGACTTCCAAGTGATTGTGCCATCTGTCCATCCCTGCCACCGACGACCATGAAAGTCTCCATCAACACGTTCACCGCCATCCTGTGCTACATTGACTTGACATTCCATAGAATGATTATACAAATCCACCAAGTCTTTGTGGGTAGACGACTGTAGAAAGAGTCGAATCGCTTCTGTACGAGTAGGCACGCAGTATCTCCCTGATTTTCTGAATCAATGATTGCAGGAATCATTGGATAGACACCGTACAGGTGTATGATTTGATTTGTGATAACAGGACGTTATCCAAATCAAATCATGTAGTGCGATAACAGAAAAGGCATAAAGCCTGTCCGCGTACTTTACGGTATAGACTGGAAAAAGGTAAGAAAAAAGTGTAACTCGTTACGGGAGAATGACTTACAACAATTCTGACTAACTGCCCTATTATCCGCAGAATATATTTACCTTTTTCCTTTTTCCTTTATATATAGCGACTGGATGGGCAGTTAGTCAGAATTGTTGTAACTCGTTGCGGTTCAATGACTTATGACTTTTTCTTACCTTTTTCCATTTGAGAACGTAAAGCATATGGCAGCAACGTGGCCAGTTTGCACATTCGGCCCGTTGTTCAAATCAAATCATTCCCTGAGTGAGTGCTCGGTGAGTATGGATTTGATTTGCATAATCAATCGTGTTTGATTTTGCCAATCAGACACACAAAGTAGGGAGTCCCAATCATGGGGAAACTCGCAACTGTTCCGATCACGCTCGTTCGCGAGAACGAGGTAGCATTGAGGACGGTCAATCGTGAGAGCGAAAAGTATCTCGGATTGATCGAATCAATGAAGCAGAAGGGTTTTCTTGGTGCGATTACCGTTCGCAGCCAGGAGGATCCTGAAACCCATCAGGAGTATTACGAGCTCGTTGATGGGTTGCATCGCTTCAGCGCGGCGAAGGACGCCGGGCTGGTTGAAATCAATGTGGACATCGTTGATCTTGATGACGATCAGGTGCTCGAAGCGCAGCTGATGGCCAACTTCCACAAGATCGAGACTCGTCCCGTTGAGTATTCGAAGCAGCTTGTTCGTATTCTGAATCGGCACCCGCTGATGACGGAATCGGAACTGGCTGAGAATCTTGGTGTGTCGTCTGCTTTCATTCAGCAGCGTTTGAATCTCACTAAGATTCCTGACGAGGGTGTTCAGAAGCTCATCGACGCGGGAGAGATTTCGCTGTCGAATGCTTACGCACTCGCCAAGCTGCCGCCTGAAGAGCAGGCGGAGTTCGTTCAGAATGCTGTGGCGATGCCGCCCGACGAGTTTGTTCCGCAGGTATCGCAGCGCGTGAAGGAACTTCGTGAGGCAAAGCGTCAGGGTCGTGACGCTGCGTCGATTGAGTTCACGCCTCAGCCGCACATCCGTAAGATTGCGGAGATGAAGGAAGCCATCAACAACTCCGAGCTTCATTCGTTTCTTGCGAAGGATGTTGAAACCAAGGAGCAGGCCATTCGTCGTGGAATCGAATTCTGCCTGAATCTTGATCCTCGTTCGATCGAGGCGCAGAAGGCCAAGCACGACGAGCGGATTCAGAAGAAGGAAGCCATGCTGAAGAAGCGCGCTGAAGAGCGTGCGAAGAAGGCCGAAGAGAAGGCGGCAAAGGCTGCCGCAGCTGCAGCGGAAGCTAAGGCTGCATTGTCCGGTGAAAGTCAGCCGGATGACACGCAGGAAGGTTGACCAACTGAATCCGGGAGTCAGGCAACTGGCTCCCGGATTTCTAAAATCGAGGGGACTGAAAGTATAATGACTAAGAAGATTCAAAAGAAGAATCCTGGTTGGCCGTTGTTTGAGCATGTGTTCGATGATGAAACTCTGCCTACGGTTGCTGGTACAGCGGATCTTGATTTCCTGAAATCAGAATTGCCTGAAAAGTATTCTGAAGAGGATTTCGATATCGTTGCTGCACCGGCTTGGTTGCCGCGTCTGCAGCTCATGTCGTCAAATAGCGAGAAGTGTAAGAAGGGTGAGTTTCCTGTAAATCACTACGCTCTCGTTGTTGGACAAACATTCAACGACCTTGGCACGGAAGTTGATGCCCTGAATCTGGCATGGCGTCCGCGGGCTATGGATTTGAGCGGTGACAACATTGTCACTGTATATGATCCAAAGTCTAAGGAATTCCAGGATATTGTTGCTCGTTCAGCGGAGCAGAATTCGGGTTGTATGTATGGTGTAGAGTTTTTGCTTTACATTCCTTCGGCTAAGACGTTTGCTGGTTTCTTTATGGGTAGTAAGACTGCTCGTAATGAAGCACCGAATGTCAAGGCTAAGATGCATGAGCCGATTACTCTGAAGCATCAAATCATCGAGAACAAGAGGTACTCGTGGGCCGGACCGATTGTGGTAAGCTGCACGACTCCGTTCGAGATTCCGCCTAAGGAGTTGATTCTGGCCGAGGTGCATAAGTTCCAGAATCCGCCAGAGCGTGAAGTCGAGCTGGCTGACGAAGAGGCTACGGGAGATCATGAACGGTAATCGAAGGTGCCCTCCCCACCTTCATCCCGACACAAGTGGTTAGGCTGTGTATAAATATACTAACTAGGAGCGCCGCGAGCCTACTCAACAGCGGCCCCGCATAGCGGGGGATATGGGAGTGTCGTGAAAATTATACCGCTGTCTGTACCGAGAATCAATTGGAAGGACTTCATTGAGGTCACTCAAGAAGTTCTAGGAATCTCTCCTACTCGCGGGCTTGATGCTAACAACATTAAGCTCGATTCTCCTGCCGCATTTCCTGCCTGTCTTACCTTTGATAATAAGCCGGTAGAAGCATTGGCTAATTCAGATGCCGTTCTCCGTCACTCTTATGCCACATTTATGATTGTGGGATCAAGAAAGGAGATTACTTGGATCGCCACCAGAGTGTGTCTTGAAAGATTATATAAATCAGGAGAGGATGAGTCTTTCATTGTTCTGTCAGGAAATATGCTACAATGGAAACAGGAGATAGTATGGGCATTAAGAGAACATAGCTATGCACCGAAGTATATTCGAGATATCTTCGATCAATTATTGTGTGCATTCAAAAAGGCTGGTTATGAAATCTGGACAGAATACGAAAGAGTGGATTCGCACAGTCAAGGCGTCACTCTCAGACGTTCCAAGAACAGGTAAAATTCGATGCAGAAAATCGGACTTTGAATCTGCTACTAAGAATGTATTTGCGAGGCAACATCGATCAGATCAGGGGTATAGTGAAGAAGACTGCTTTGCTTATGTTTTTGGTTCTAGTTTCATGGAACCACGCGGAGAGATTGCATCAGATATCGTAAATAGTGGTATCGAAGACATTCTAGATGGTCATGATTATGAAGATGTGTATGGTGGGGCGTAAAAAGCATGAATCATGATATACCGAACAATGATTCTTGTTGCAGGTTCTCGGCCGCCTGTCGTTCTATTTTAAGACGCTCGGGTGGTGGAATAGGCAGACACAATAGACTTAAAATCTATCGGCTAGTTACCATGCGGGTTCGAGTCCCGCCCCGAGCATATTAATCATGATAGCTTTATTTCATTGGTTCGAGAATTGTGATCATTGTTACTGTGAGTTGAATATTTGGTTCTGTCCGTGGCACAAAAGATTGGAAATATCATGTTGGAATTGTGGTAAGATACTAAGGATATATCCTTATGCAAAAAACTAGACTCATTGTTTGCTTACGATCAGGTGGAGACTATGATGAAAGGTATGTGCATAGTCTTCATAGGCAGGTTGAGCATTGGGGAGGGAACAATATTGAATTTGTCGCATTAACTGATGTTCCAAATCTTGGTGATCCTCTAGTTAGAAATTGGCCAGGATGGTGGTGTCTGATCGAGGCGTTTCGTTTCACTGGTCCCTGTATTATGATAGGACTTGACACAGTGATTGTGGATTCACTGGAGCCATTTGTCGAGTTATCACAGTCTCGGCAGGGTTTCTGGATGAAGGTACCATTGAATCGAAGACAACGGCATGGACCATGGTCATCCATGATTACAATATGGAACGGTGACTATCGTTATCTATTCCAGAATTTCCGAGCACATAAGCATATTCCACAATATACTTATGAGCAGATTTACACGGCGATGCATGTACCTGATATTGGTGCCGTTGATGATTTTGTTGATGGTATGTATAGTTACAAGAAGCATTGTCGTAATGGCTTACCGAATGACGCGAGAGTCATTTTCTTTCATGGTAAGCCGCGTCCACACGAGGTAAGTGATAGTTGGGTTTGGTTGGCTCGGGAGGGATTGTTTTGTTAGTAGAAACAAAATTTATTGCAGGTAAATATAAGATCAAGGTTAAGCTATTCTATAAGAATGGTCGCATATTTATCAAGTTTCCATTCAATAAAAAATTGATTGATGAAATCCGTGTCATGGAAGGTGCAAAGTGGCATGGATTCGACAAACCTAATCCTGTGAAGATGTGGAGCGTAGCCGACACACCGGGAAATGATTTTCGTATTCGTTATCTCAAGGGTGAGAATCCTTATGCAGCATTCAAGACACCACTAATCGAGATTCCTGAATCCTCATGGGGTCGACCGCTATATGATCATCAGAAAGAGATGGTACGTCATGGCCTTACTCGTGGATACTGTGTGTTCGCGTGTGAGATGGGCACAGGAAAATCACTCGCAGCCATTGAAATAATGGAGCGTGCAGGTGTGCATGATGAACATGATGCATGGTACGTGGGTCCGGTTGCCGGCGTCAAGGCTGTGGGTCGTGAGTTAGTCAAGTGGCAATCATTTGTTAAGCCACGAATGATGACCTATGATAGATTGGTAAGAATTGTGGAGGATTGGGATGATGGATTCCCGGCACCAAGATGCATTATCTTCGACGAGAGTTCCAAGATCAAGAATCCAAATGCTAAAAGGTCTCAAGCTGCTCGGCATATTGCAGAAGCGATACGAGAAGAGTATGGCGAAGAAGGTTATGTCATCGAAATGTCAGGAACGCCGGCACCAAAGTCACCTGTAGATTGGTTCAATCAACTTGAGACAGCAGTTCCTGGTTACCTAAGAGAAGGTGACATTCATAAATTTAAGTCACGGTTGTGTATCATTGAAACTCGTGAATCAGGAATCACTGGTACCACTTATCCGCATATTGTTACATGGCTTGACGATGAGAAAAAGTGTGCAACGTGTGGTGAGTATAGAGATTCAGATAATCATAAGCAGTTTCTCGATCCTGTTGGATTACCTATAGTCGAGCAAAAATCTACCGGACTAAAGATGCTAGAGGATGTTCCTGTCAATACGGAATCTTTTGAACCAAATCCGAACTACCATCCATATAAGCCGTCAGTCAATGAAGTAGAAAAATTGTATCGTAGAATGGATGGTGTTGTTCTTGTACAATTTAAGAAGGATTGCTTAGACTTACCGGATAAGAGATATGAAATCATTACAGTCAAACCAACGCCGTCAATGGTCCGTGCTGCAAAGATTATTCGTACTAAGGCGACACGAGCAGTTATGGCCCTCAACCTTCTTCGAGAACTCTCAGATGGTTTTCAATACACTGACAGGGAAGTGGGTGTCCAGAAATGTCCGAACTGTCAGGGTAATGGAAGTGTTACAGCTATGGTTCCTAAGGACGAAGTTGATACACAGAAGCCTAATGCGGACATTGATGCAGAACAATTTGAAGAACAAACAATAGTCTGTGATTACTGTAAGGGTTCTAAGGTTGTTCCCCGTTATGAAAGAGTAACAGACTCAGGTGAGACACCTAAGGATCAAGTATTCATAGACATGCTCGATGAACATGAAGAAGGCGGCCGGTTCATTGTGTGGGGTGGATTTACTGGATCAATTGATCGACTGGTTGCTATCGCACATAAATACGGATGGGCTACTCTGCGTGTCGATGGTCGTGGATACTTTGCTCAAGAAGCAACAGGTGAGGTTGCTAACGATAATGACTTTCTTGACGCTATGGATTTATCGCATCCACGTTACAGAGAATTGTTGTCTAAGCATCCAAGGATATGTTTTGTTGGCCATCCACAAGCAGGTGGTATGGCATTAACATTAACGGCATCACCGTCAGCATTATTTTATAGTAACTGTTACAACGGTGAGGCAAGAATGCAGGCAGAAGATAGATTCCATCGTGCGGGTATGGATAAAAATAAAGGAGCAACAGTCTATGATTTGTTCTGTCTTCCGACAGATAAGTTGATCTATGAGAATCTGCAGCAGAAGAAGAAGCTTCAGAAAATCAGTATGGGTGAGTTGAATGACGCGTTCACAGAAATAGAGAAGGAGAAGACATGAAAGAGATTATTTCCGTAAGAATTGATGAGATGCATATGGATGACAATTTCAATTGTCGTGGACATATTACGCCTATGGACGTTGCTGATCTCGCAAAGGACATTGAGCAACGTGGACTCGTTCAGCCTGTAACTGTACAAAAGTATAATGAGGAACAGCGACAGAACACAGGATTCAAGTATCGGTTACTTGCTGGTTATCGCCGAACAATGGCTCATAGGATTCTTGGACGAGAGGAGATTGAAGCAATCATCCATGAGCCAATGTCAGAAACAGACGCTATGTTTCTGAATCTTGCTGAGAATGTTAATCGTTCTGAATTAACAATCATGCAAGAGGCCCGTGCGCTGCACAAACTTCATGCTATGGGTATCGGTGAAATTGTCGCTGCCGCAGAGCTAAATAAGTCTCGCGGTTGGATACAAGTTCGATACATGCTCCTGAAGCTTCCTCCCGATGTTCAGGCTGCCGTTGAAGCTGGATTTATTAATCAGACACAGATTCGTGAGCTATATACCGTAATGAAAAAGTACGGTGTAGATACATGTCTGTCAGAGGCTCGCGACATTAAAGACAAGAAACGCCGCGGTGTTAAGGGTGCTAAGGTTAAGAAGGCCAAAAATTACACAGCGAAAAAGGCCCGGCTGAAGCAAGAAATCATTACCATGCTTGAGTATATTTATGACATAACGGGATCAGGATTGCATACCCGTTGTCTGGCATGGGCGTGTGGTGAGATTAGCGAACTTGATCTTTACAAGTCACTCAAGATTTTCTGTGATAAAAACGGAATAATCTACAGTATTCCGAATGTGGCTCTGCGTGAAGAAGAAAACGAATCGAAATACTAATTGCCATACTCCGAAATACAGAATATGCTCGGGGACTCCGGATTTGTATTCTGGTGTCCCGTTTGCAGAACAGAATACGGCGTAAAGAATGATGTTAAGCATCATGACTTACTGAGCCTACGGTGTAGGAGATGTAGTCGCACGATGTTTCTGATGCCTAAGTTTGAGATTAACTCAATCATATTCTGTAAAGTGCCGGATAGTTTGAGGGGATGGAGTTTCGTAATCTGATAAAATAGCCTGATGATCTATTTCGATACAGAGACTTGTGGCCTCCACGGCCCCACTGTGCTTATACAGTGGGCGCGGGATGATGGTGAAATCAACCTTCATTCGGTATTCACAAGTCCTATTCGATATACACTAGACCTCATTGAGGAATTTGTAGTAGAGTCAAATGGAGTGACTGGATTCAATCTTGCATTCGATTGGTTTCATATCTGTCAGACATATACTACACTCTATGAGTTACAAAAGAAAGTAGGATTGAATGCCTGTCCCGAAGATTACATTAATCAATATGCTCTCGCCGAGCCTGCGGCTCGTGATGGTTTGTGCATTAAGCCAGAAACTGCACACGATATTATGCTGCATGCTCGAAAAGGCCCTTACCAAAATACTATGGACCGAGCCGATATTAGGATCAAGAGAGTGCCGACCGCTCTCGCCTTTGAGCTTGCTAAGGAATTAGACAAGCGTATTCCCATCAAAGACATTTACTTTATGCGGAAGAAGGACTTTCGTAGGCGTTGGCAAGTAGTAGACCTGTTCGATGATTTCGGAGATTTGCTTCCTGACTTTAAGGATGTTGTATTACGGTTTGCACCTACGAGCGCATTGAAAGCGTTAGCAGTGGACGCACTCAACATTCCGCCGAGTGAGGTTCTTACCTTTGGTCAAGTTGAAGTTGATCCCACTTATCGTCCTGTCGAACAGGGCTATGCTCCATTTGCTTTAGCACCATACCGACGTAAGAAAAAAGATAAGACTGAGGTTGTTCAGCCGAGTCCTGATTTCTGGTATGGTAAATGGCCACAAGTAATTGAATATCATATAAGTCATTGGGCGTACAATAGAATCGCTAGAAAGTATGCCAGTGATGATGTAAAATACACGCGAGATTTATACCATCATTTCGGTGATTCAACTCCTGGCGATGATGATTCTATTCTAGCTTGTATGGTGGGTGCCAGTCGTTGGCGGGGTTATGCTATTGATAAAGAAAAGATTCAGAATCTCATTGATACCGCTAGGGAAAAAGAACAAGATGTAAGAGAACGATTCAACTATAACTCACCATCTGTCTGCCGAAAGTATCTTGAAGAAGTACTCGACGAGACAGAAACTCTTGTCATGCGTGTGCGTGATAAGATAACGACTAAAGGCACTGTTCTTGAAGAATTATGTAAGTGGAAAAAGTGTGAAGTCTGTGATACCTGCCAAGGAGCAGGAGTATTAGGCTCTAGATCAATACATATAGAACATAGTGATCCTTACGCAAGAGCTTGTCCAGATTGTAACGAAGGATTAATAGAGACTGATTTACCACATCCAGCCGCGGAACGTGCGAGAGAGATTCTTGATGCAAGGCACGCTAAAAAGGAAATTGAAAATTATGAGAAACTTCTTTTCGCCGGACGTTTCCATGCTAGTTACAATATTATTGGTGCTCGCAGTTCTCGTATGTCAGGTCGCGACGGTCTTAATCCGCAGGGGATACGTCGCGCCACAGAAACTCGTGGTTGTTTTCCGCTTGTATTTGATAGCGACATTCTTTGCGGCGGTGACTTTGATGCTTTTGAAGTCTCGATTGTAGACGCTGATTATGGCGATCCAGTTTTACATGAAGACCTAGTATCAGGAAAAAAGATTCATGGACTATTTGGACAATTCTTTTTTGATAAGACGTATGAAGAAATTATGGCAACAAAAGGTCTTCCGGGTGAGCAAGATCAATATGGTCGTTCAAAAAATGGAGTGTTTGCCATCTTATACTTTGGTAATGAATATACTCTTCAAACAAGAGTAGGAATCAGTCCTGAACAAGCTGAGCATGGTTATCAAGAAGCAATCAAACGGTATCAAGTCTTCGGACGTGAGCGCCGTAAGTATATGCAAATGTTCTGCTCAATGCAGCAACCCGGCGGAATAGGTACGCGGGTAGAATGGCATGAACCAGCAGAATTCATTGAAAGTATGTTCGGCTTTCGTAGGTACTTTACATTAGAGAATCAGATTTGTAAAGCACTATTCGACTTAGCAGAGAATCCACCTAAAAATTGGCAGACCCTTCGCATCGCAGTGACACGCCGCGACCGCGTACAGACAGCCTGCGGTGCGTTGAGGTCTGCTTTATTTGCTGCGGCCTTTGCTATTCAAGGTTCTAATATGCGTGCTGCAGGGAATCATCGTATCCAATCGACCGGAGCACAAATTACAAAATTTCTACAGCGTCGCATTTGGGATGTACAGCCACCGGGAATCAGTAAGTGGAGAGTGCAGCCATTCAATAGTCACGATGAGATTCTAAGCCCCACTCATCCGAGGTTTGTCTCTACTGTTAAAGAAATTGTAGACAAATTTATTATAGAGTATCGTAAGCATATTCCTTTATTGGGTATGAAGTGGAAAACAGATTTGAAAAGCTGGGCGGATAAATAACCATGCGTGAAAAATGTCAAATAGAACTTGATCAGTTACGTGATTCAGTACATCGTAGAGTGTTGAATCTAAGAGCGATTGAAACAATACTATCAGGAGAAAAATTTCAACAGTTATGGGAGAAATCAGACAAGATATTACGGTTGAAGGTTATTGAATACATAGAGGAAAGGAAAGTAAATAAAGTTCGACAGTGGATGCGGCTACATCCGAGTGTGCCTATACAGTTTCAATCACATGCATCATTAAAGGAGATTGCTAAGAAGTATCAGATAACAAACTATTCTCGCAAGGATAAAGGTACATTGATTCGTGAAATCCAAGAAGTGGAGCGTAGACTAGATGAGATCGAAAAACGAATACATTGAGAGTCTATATCATATGAAGATAATGATGGAGCCACTCTTCATCTATGGAAACATTCGTGAAGGAGCTCTGTCTTTACCTGAGGATGTAGATAGCCTTCCAATGGATGTTATCCGTGAAGGCCAAAAATGGTTAGCATCAGTTTTTTACTGTGAATTTAAGGAAGCCAAGCGTATCTGGAATATGCAGGCACCCGAATACTGGCACAGATACCGGATTTGGGGAGATGAATTTAACGATCATCGTGAAGTCATACTGTTGAAAAAAGCTATGAAGATAGTGAAAAAGAGGGTGTGTTCACATGACCGCCCAGTGTTGTTCAAGAAAACTGAGCTAGCAAAGATTAGGAGGAAGAAATAATGACAAGAAGCAAAATACCTTTCCATGGCCCAAACTTTCAAGACGCCCGTAACATCAGTATTGCTAAGGAGCAAAAGTTACAGGCAGCCATTCTCCACTTACAAGAGGCTATAAGTCAAATTGCTGGTGCGGTGGCATCTAACGGTAAGATTATTAGTGATCTTGTTGCTTTACAAGAAGCAATGGTTGCTAAAGAATATATTACCTACGAAGAAATTCTTGAAAAGAGAAGGGAGTTGGAACGTGAATCCGAAGAACGAGCAAAGAAGAGTCTCGAAGCCGTCCGCAGGGAAGTTGTCGCTGACGCGGATAAGAAGTTTGATGAAGAACATCCAGTTCAATCCGAGAGTTCACTCTCTGATGACTCCGATAGTGGAGATGCACGACCCACACTATCTGGAGAGTGCAGCGATTCTGGAAATCAAGAGGGCGCAGGAACTAAGGAAGACACGGACGACTGAGAATATGCGTCTTAGGCGTGAGAAACTGATTCTTGCGTGTCGTATGTTGATCATGGCTATTCTGGAGACTGACGAATGACCCGCTTTCATTCAATACGCCCTGATAATGAGCCGGGAACATTCGCTGACTTGCGTTATATCCTTTGGAATCTTTACATAAGTAGAGAATGTGGGGATGATCGCATTGTTAAGGCTTATGATCCAGATACAGGCGGAATGGTTCCGATTACCGGAATCTTGGTCAACGATAATGGAGACATTGAAATTTGTACGATGGATGAATAGCTTTATTACAAAAGGAAAACGGAAACCGGAGGACATACTCCGTGATCAGATTATTGACAAACTGAAGCGTAAAGGCTGGTTTGCAAAGTCTACTCACGGCAGTATGTTCCAGTCCGGTTTTCCTGATATCTTTGCTACACATCAACGATATGGTCATCGTTGGATTGAAGTAAAGATGCCTGGTCGTAGAGGTAATGTATTTACTCCAGCACAGCATAAGACTTTTCCTTTGCTATGTCAAGCTGGTTCAGGTGTATGGGTATTAACTAGTGATTCCGAGGTAGAATATAAGAAATTGTTTCGTGGATATAACTGGTATCAGTATATGCCAGTGAGTAGGGTAAATAGCCGACTGAAGATTTAGGAGTATGAAAGGAATAGCATGAAAAAGATTGGTATGTTTGTTGATGTTAGTAACCTTTACTACTGTATCCGCCACCAGTATCCTGGTCGCAAACTTGATTACAGTGAGCTATGGAAATATGTATCGGATTTGGGTATGATTCAAGTTGCAGTAGCATACGGTAGTCAAAAGAAGGATCAGGCTGCAGGATTTATTACCTGTCTCAAGGAGATTGGTTTCCGAGTGAACTTCAAACGGCCGAAGGCCATGCGTTCAAAGGGTGATATTAAGCATAAGGCTGATTGGGATGTTGGAATTACTATCGACATTGTAAATATGATTGACAACATCGATATGGTGGTATTGTGTACAGCTGATGGTGACATGGCTCCGCTCGTCAAGTGGGTCATGGATAAAGGTATTGAAGTCCTAGTGATTGCAAGTAATCCTTCTTATGAATTGAAAAAAGAAGCAACAGCTGTAGTCAACATTCCTGAATCAATGCTGGAGAAGCCCAAGGAAAGAAAGACGATAGTTGAACCGACACAGAAAGAGATTGTTGAATCAGCACAGAAAGTAGTAGATAAGATCCAGTCGGATAGCGTAGAGAGATTCT